GTGACCTCAAGATCATCATCAATCTTGACTTTCTTTGTCGTTGTGATTCCAGTATTACTATCAAATGTAGCCCATGTTCCACCAGCGCCAGTAGCACCACCGCCACCACTAACAGATGAGAACACAAATGGTTGAGCACTGTTAGATGTATCGATGCCCAGATACATCCCATCATAGGCACTCAGATTTGTTGCAATACCTACGATGTCGTCAAGGTATCTTAAACGAGTTTCTCCTCCTCCACCTTGTGCATTGACTAAGTTCTTTAAATACTCAAGTTCTCTACGAATCTTAAGTATCTCTGGATCACCTAGATTCTCTTGAACCTCTTCCTTAGACTTAAGTTCTTCAAGTACTTGTAAGGCATGATCAATCGTATCATCATCATCGGACTTATTCTCCTCACTAATATTCTCTTCGAGTTCTTCTTCATCAGTGGTGGTTTCTTCGCTTATCTCATATTCTTCTTGATCATCTTCTGTCTCTTCTACAGTTTCTTCCGTTTGAGGTGAAGCATATAACCAAGACTCAAGCGCCGCTGCTTGACGCTTTTCTTTCTCTTTCTTTTCTTGATTTTCTTTCTTTAATGATGCAACTTCAGTGAACAAAGAGTCAAAGCTAAGATCTCCTACAAGTTCATTGAACTCATCTTCCTTTTCTTTTTTTGCTTTACCTATTAAGGAAAAGAACTCTTGGAGATCTGTGCTCATTTCTTCTCATTCTGCTTAAGAAGTTTTTGCAACTCAGCGGTTGAACCAACAAACAAAGCATTGGTAACATTAGTAGGACCCTTTTGAGATTCCTCCTCAACGTCCTTCAGTTTCTTCTGAAGGTCCATTAACTTGTCAGTTGCGTCCGAGACACTTTTGATAAGTTGTCCCGCAACTTCATAAGCACGAGGCATCTCACTCTCTTGAGCAAGTTCTAGAATGCCATTGATTGCTTCTTGTCCCTTCTCAATGATGCTGTAAAGATTGCCTCTGGTGTATTCGTAGTCTTTACGAACTTCTGTTTTGTCGCGGTCAGGTGATGGTTTTTGAATACCAACGTTTTTTGTTTCTGCAACAACTTCAGTTGCACAGTCGAATGTCTTTTCCAGATCTGAGAAGTCTGCCATGATTATACATCCTCATTTTGAGAGGGACTATACTGTTTGAAGTCCTGGAAGAATGATGTTGTCTCATTGAATCCAAAGTCGTCCCCAACTTCAATGAGAGCATCATCCGCAGTGTCGATAAGATCAATGGTGCTTCCAGAGACGTGCTCTGTAGCTGTGGTTCCATCCTCACCACGCAGAACTTTGAGATCATTTCCAGAAATAGATTTGATCTTGATTGTCTCCCTATCAATGTAAATGCGATTACCAGCACTCAGACCAGAAGCATCTCCGACCGTAAGTGTTGTTTCTGTTGCATCAACATTCTCGTTGAGGAATGTGATTCCATCATCATTATAATCTTTTGTTGCACGTGGAGTGACAGAGTACCGCATCTCACGGCGGAAGTCCTTACCTTTCCTCGTGCTGTAATCAATTGTGGCCTTTTTAATGATGCCGGTTGAGGAATCGGGAACAGGACCGAAGAGGTAAGTCTTAGCAGTAAAAGTGAGTGTATAAATTAATGCTCTTCTTTCTGAAAAATCTCCCTCATAATCGTCTGTGAAAGAGACGTTATCTAGGACAACTGGAACATCTCTCTTCTCACCAATTGAAGATAGGAGATTGATTGTCAGATTGTATGATGGTTGAAAATATGGAAGAATCTGCTCAACAACTTGTAATGCATCATCATTTAACTTAGTCAAGATACTAAGTTCAAATGTCATATTATAAGGAACCGGCATATAGACCTTCTTTGCTGCGGTCTTATCGTCGGTTTTTCTTGTGATAAAAGTTTGTGTTTGACTAAGTTTTCTGGAAGGATCGTAACTTAGTCCAGTAAACTCAAACGACATTCTCGGAAGAGTTATCGTTTGAGATTTTCTTAAGTCAGAAGCTTGCTCAATTCTTGCTAGGAATTTTTGTACTGGTCCGTAGGCAAGCGGAACCTTGAGCACACTGACAGTGTTGTTGCTGCTGTCACTGTGTTTGATTGTAATATCATTGAACAGAGTTCCAAAACCGATAACGGTTTTTCTCAGGATCTCATGATAGAAATATTCAAACACAGATCAAATCCACACTACTTACTATTTAACAAGTTTTTAAACGTCACCAAATGGGTTTCTTTCTGTAAAATCTAAGATGTTATCTGCCTCTGTTTCAATGTTATCATTGTCAGCAAAAGGAGTAACGAGGTCATCGGTGGTATCTGTCTTGAGTGTGTAGACAGCTCCTGAATCTTGACCAGTAATGGATTCTCCAATAATAAATGTCCCTGTTGCAATTCCAACTGTGAGAGTCTTGCTGGATGCAGTCCAAGTCTTGACCCTTGCCTGTGTTCCAGAAGTTCCACCAGTGACAATCTCATTGTAATTATAGTTGCCAGAACCAAGTAAACCAGGAGCACCGATAGTGACTGTAATTGTGTCTCCACCAGTGTACCCAGCACCAGCATTGGAAATTCTGACTGCACTGACTGTTCCTGCTGTTGCAACGACAGATCCAGTAGCAGTGATTCCAGTTCCTGTAGGACCAGAGAACGTTACAGATGGTGTAGTATTATATCCTGCACCACCACTGGTGACGGTTACGATACCGATACTACCTGTGGTTGCAATACCGACTGTAACTGCAACACCTACTCCTCCACCACCAACGAAGACAACTTCTGGAGGAGAAAGATACCCTGCACCTGGATTCGTGATAAGAATCTCTTTGATAGATTTGGATGTTGTTATTCCTGTCTTACTTGTGGTGATAGCCACAGCAGTAGCGTCAATGCCGCCAGATGGAGCGGAAGAAATAGCAACGGTGGGCGTACTTGTGTATCCGCTTCCGTCATTAAGGAGGTTAATGAATTGAACACCTCCGTTTCTAAATCCGGTGACGGCAGTAGCAGTCGTTCCGATTCCAGCGAGTGTAAGTGTCTGGATATATCCGAGGGTGTCCAGATCATCATCAATGTCGCCAACTCCAGTATCAACAACTTCGTCCTCATACCTGAATACCTCACACTGTAATTCGTAGACGTAAAGACTTTGTAACTGATAGTAAGGCTTAGCGTGCTCAACAAATTTTATTTCATACAATCTGTCATCTAAGGGGAACCAAATTAAGTCACCCTCTTTTGGTCTTGTCGCAAGTTTGATTCCAGTCTCGTTTCTGATTAATGGTTGAATATAAGTTTCAAATCTTTCCTTTGAAATAACAAGATTAATATCATCTTGTATCTGAACACCAAACTTTGAAAGGATTTGTCCATTACCTTGATAGGCATCAAAGTTTTGAACATATGCCTCTAGTGGAAAAGCATCGTCAAACTTTGATTGAACAACCTCACGGATGACAGTATTTGTATTCAGGTATTTCCTTGGGATGTAATAGCACTCAACGCCATACATCTTAATCTGCTCGTTAACGAGAGATTGGATGAGACTTTGCTCGTTTCTTGTACCTTGAGTAAAGAATGGGTTGAGTGGCATTATCCGATCATGTCAAGGGGCGGGATTTCGTAGCTGCTCATCATTTCGGTCTGGATTTTATCCAGTTCAACTTGGGCGTCGTCATAGATTTGACGACCATTGAGTTCAATACCACCAGGAAGTTTGACTCCCTGGAATTTGATGAGGTTCTGACCCCACTGTCGTTTGATCAGTGCGGTCAAATATCTCTTCAGGAATCTATCGTTGTAGACTCGTGTGAAATCATCAGGATTAAGAATTCTCCAACAGTCGATAATTAAGTAATCATTTTCTGTCAGTGAAGCAAAGTCAACATCCATGTATAATCTATTTTGACGAATGTTGAATCTAATTTGCTTCTCAGTGTTTATAAGAAAATCAATGTCTTCAAGTTTCGTCTTGACCATCGCATAACTTAGAAGTTCGATGGAATCAAAATAGTAAACATCATTCAAGAACATCTGATACTTGACACTAAACATATTGTTAGTGATAGTATTCGATCCATCGAACCTAAAAATTTTATTGACGCCGATCACGGAATCTGGAAGTTGAATATAGTTGCTATTTTCTTCATAACTAAAAGTGACTGCTGTTCCGACTATTGTGGAAGTGGCAGTTGTGGTTACGATTCCTACAGCTTTGTTATTTCCTCTCGATCTTCCTCTATCAATATCTGCCTGCGTAACTTTATATTTTAATGGCATCTGAACGACACCATCATAATGTCTCTCTTGAAACATCTGAACGGCATCATCAACCAAGTCGCTGATTTGCTCATCAGCAACGTTAATCTCAAGCACAGGGGCACCTAACTGCCTCTTGCAGTAATCGATTAATTCTGCTCTAGAACTTGGCTGCGCCATATCATTTTTTTGAACTATTTATCAGAGGGTGGAGGAGATACCTCCTCTAACCAAGATATCCCCCTCCACAAGACGATAAACAGTTCCTACTCCCGATCTAACGTTGACATCATACTTATATCTACCATCAGTCAGTGCGTCTGTCTGAGTGGTTGTTAGTCCAATAAAAATCTTACCATCAAGCGCACTGGAAAACCCTACAGTAAAGGTTTGAGTCGCTGCTGTTCCAACATGCTTTGCCATTTGAGCAGAACTTGTCGTGAACCCAGTGAAGTCATAAGCACTTCCTGAAGGAGTCGTAACAGTATATGTACAAGTAAAAGAGGCACCAACATTTACCACCAGATCAGACACTGGTGGGTAATCAGAATCAGTATCAAATGTAAATGTTCTAGTTGCCATTTACTAAACTCCTGAGTAAGCCCTTGATCTCACTAATATCATCCTTCATACTATCTAGTTCAGATTTAACCTTGTCCATTTCAT